GCGGGCGCACACGTGACACGCACGAAGACGCAGACGGCCAGGTTGTGGGTATGGACCAGCCCTTCATAGTCGATGGTGAGAGCCTAGACTATCCTGGGGACCCGTCCGGCAGTGCTGCTAATGTGATAAATTGTAGATGTGGGGTTTCTTATTTAGTAGTCGATTGATATAGCTAAGCGGTATAAGACAGACCCGCAGACGCGGGCTTTTTTATGCCTATACTTTACTTTCCCAATATGTGCTAACATGTGTTAAAGTTATGAAACCATCGCGCAACTATGAGGCGCAGGCATGAATCAAAAGCAGTTCACTGGCAACCTTGAGATTAAGAGCCTAGACGAAGGCGGGTTCTTCGAGGGCTATGCCAGCGTGTTTGGAGTTCAAGACTCGGACGGTGACGTGATTGTTAAGGGCGCTTTCAAGAAAAGCCTGGAGGCCCACAAGGCGTCAGGACGAATGCCGAAGATGCTATGGCAGCACGACACCCGCCAGATCATCGGTAAATGGGTCGAGATGTACGAAGATGACAACGGCCTATATGTAAAGGGCCGGATGATTATGGAAGTGCGCCAAGGTCAGGAGGCTTATGCCTTACTCAAAGAAGGCGTGCTTGATGCCTTGTCTGTCGGCTTCAATATCCCCGAAGGTGGCGCAACCGGTATGCGTGGGCTGGTCATTGAAAAAGTTGATCTAATGGAGACCAGCCTGGTCACATGGGGCGCAAACCCTGAAGCGCTAATCACCAACGTCAAATCTATCAAAGATTTTGAGAGGCTCCTGCGTGACGCTGGATACTCAAGAAAGGAAGCCACGGCCATAGCGAGCCGTGGTTACAAAGCGGCATCGGATCAGAGTGATTCTGAGGCTGAAGCGCTTGAAGCGACACGAACCCTCATAAACAAACTGAAAGGATATTCCTAATGGCTGATGAGCTGAAGGACGTAATCGAAGGTCTGGGCAAGACGTTTGACGAATTTAAGTCAAAGAACGACGAGCGCCTGGCACAGATCGAAAAAAGCGGTAAAGCTGACCCCCTGCTGGACGAGCAGCTTACCAAAATGAACTCCAAGCTGGACGAACTCGGCGCTGTTAAAGACCGATTGAGCCAAGCTGAAACCACACTGGCGCGCAAGAGTGTAGCCGCAGACGATGGCAGCTCCGGCAAGATGCAAGAGAAGGCTAACCAGTTCGCCAAGATGGTCGCCAAGCAGCGCGGTATCCCGGCATCTGAAGTAGTCAAAGAGTTCGGCGTCGAAGGATTGGCCGAATACAAAAAGCACTTTGAAGGCTGGATGCGCAAAGGCGACAGCTACTCGAACCAGCCAGACGCAATGAAATCCCTGTCTGTTGGTTCTGATCCCGACGGCGGCTATTTTGTTGAGCCTGACACCAGCGGTCGAATCGTAACCAAGATTTTTGAAACCTCGCCTATGCGCCAGGTTGCTAATGTTATGACCATTGGCACCGACGCACTGGAAGGGATCTATGATCTGGACGAGTCTGACGCGGGCTGGGTCGGCGAAACACAAGCCCGCACTGAAACCGGCACCCCGAAAATTGCAGCATGGCGCATCCCAGTGCACGAGATGTATGCCGAGCCGCGCATTACTCAGAAGCTGCTTGATGACTCGATGGTAAATGTTGAGGCATGGCTGGCGGACAAAGTGTCTACCAAGTTCGCACGGAAAGAGAATGCGGCCTTTGTTAACGGTGACGGCGTAGGCAAGCCACGCGGCTTCCTGACTTACGCATCCGGCACCACTCTGCCCGGCACTATCCAGCAGAGAAATACCGGCGTATCAGGTGGGTTTGCTACTGGCGGCGCAGGCGCTGACACCTTGATCAGCACCATCTATGGTCTGAAGCAGGGCTATCGCTCAGGTTCAAACTGGTTTATGCCTCGCAGCGCTACCGCAGAAGTTCGTAAGCTGAAAGCCTCTGACGGGTCCTATCTCTGGCAGCCGGGCATTATGGCCGGTCAACCCGCTACTCTTCTCGGCTATTCCGTGATTGAGTTTGAGGACATGCCAGACATTGCGGCTGACTCTCTGTCTATCGCATTCGGTGACATGAACGAGGCTTATCAGATCGTTGATCGTGTTGGCGTCCGCGTGTTGCGTGACCCTTACACTGCGAAGCCGTACATCAAGTTCTACACCACCAAGCGCGTAGGTGGCGATGTGCTTAACTTTGAAGCGCTCAAACTGATCAAGTTTGCATCGTAACTGCATGGGGCTACGGCCCCATAACTTAATTTAGAGGGTAATCTCATGGCAACACGCGACTCCACTTCACATGCTGACGTAGTTGAAAGCGTCCGCCCCCAGGTAGCAACCGCTGACGTTGAGGGCGAAACAGTAGACCTTCGCGGATCTGACAGCGTTCTGTTTGCCGTAACCGTTGGTGCGATTACTGGCGGAAATGGTGACAGCGTTGTAACGATTGAAGAGTCGGAAGATGACTCTACTTTTACCGACGTAGCAGATACCGACATTCTCGGCAGTGAACCGACCTTGGCAGCTAACACCGCCTATCAGTTCGGCTATATCGGCACCGCCCGATATGTTCGTGGCAAATTCGGCATCGGCACAGAGACAGACGCAGCCGTGTCAGTTGTTGCGGTCCGCACGCATCTGCACAGTGAGCCCGACGGCTACAACGTTGAATCAGTAATCTAAACCCTAGGCCAAGGACGGCCACTCTATTTCAAGGTGCTGCGATGAAAGTCACATTAACTCACGACTACAACGTGGCTCCAGAAGGCCATACCACTCTTTGCTTTAAAGCAGGCGACGAGGTAGAGGGCAAGATTGCGGAGATGGCTATCCGTGACGGCAAGGCCAATAAACCTTCAAAGAAAACGCCTAAGCCACAGCATTCAAAACCTTTCCGGCCTACTCACGAGGGCTAAGATATGGCGCTCCGCCAGACTTTAAATTATAACCAATACCGTGGGCACACCCTAGTTACCGCCCCGCTTGCTGAGCCTGTGTCTGCCACTGCCGTCAAGGACCAGCTTGAACTAGACGCGAACGACGCGAGTAAAAATACCCAGATCGAACTGTACATAACAGCAGCGCGTGAAATGGTTGAAGAGTATACCGGCCTGGCACTGATTACACAGACGTGGAAGCTCACCCTTAACCATTGGCCGAACGACCGGCAGCCGTGGTGGGATGGTGTGCGTCAAGGCTCTATTGATGAGCTTCTACAATCCGGCAGGGCGTCGCAGATCCTATTGCCTCGCTACCCCTTGCAGGCCGTTAACACAATCAACTCTGATGGCGTGTCCGTTACTGTTGCCAGCGTGTTTATAGTGGACACCCAACAGAAACCTGGAAGACTTATTGTTAAGCGCGGCGCAACATGGCCAACTGTCCTCGACAACGCCAACGGCATCGACATCGAATACACCGCAGGCTACGGGTCATCAGCATCAGACGTGCCGGCAGCACTCAGGCTCGCCATTATCCAAATGGCCGCGTATATGTTTGAGCATCGTGGTGACTGCGACACAGCAAGCGCTATGAAGATGTCAGGCGCTCAATCACTGGTTAATACCTATAAGGTGGTTGGCCTGTGAAGTGCTGCAACATAAAAGCCGGCATGCTTCGTGAGCCTGTTGAGATTCAATCGCAAGTAAGGACCGACATTGGCGGCGGCGCTACTGATATCACATACACGAATCGGGTCAACTTGAGAGGTTACTTTAAGCCCATATCAGGAAATGAACGGCTATACGCTGAGCGCTTGGATGCGACTACACGTAACCGGCTAGTGATCCGCTACCGTACAGACCTTACCGAGTCAGACCGGGTAATTGTCAGAAGCCGGTCGTACCAGATCCGATCAATAATCAATATGGAGTTTCGAGACAAGTTTTTAGAAATTGATCTTGATGGAGGCGTTGCATGAGCGAGATGATTGAACTACACGCAGAAGTTGACGAAGGCGGCAAGCTAACAATTCACGACCAAGACGGGCGAAGGCTTGCGGGCGTTCGTGGTGCAGTCATGGTGACCAAGTACAACTCGGCAACCGAGCTTCACATAGAATGCCTTCAATACATCAACGGGGCTAAAAGCGCTGACAACACAAAGCACGTCAAGCGAAATGCCAGCGCTCCACCCACAACTGAATACGCTATGCCCATGCGTAGTTACGTGAAGGGCGGCAAGGCATGAGCGCAAGCGTAAACATTGGCCGAGTTGAAGGGCTAGACGATACGCTAAAAGCATTTGAGCGCCTTGGAAAAACTGGTAGACGCGAGGCTGAAAAAGCTTTAGATGCTGGGGCACAGGCAGTGCGAACCACTGCAATCAAAAGCATACAGAGAGGGATTAAAACAGGCGCAATATATACAGAAATTTTTGCAACAGTTGGCGGGAAGGTAGTGCCAGTTGGTAGCAGGTCAGACGGTAACAACTTGTCACCTATACACCAAGCATCAGCGCCGGGAGAATCACCCGCAACAGACACCGGGTTTTTGGTAAGCAGCATAAAGGCAGACAGGAAAGAGCTGTCCGCTAGAGTATTTAGTTCTCTTAACTATGTCTTTTTGGCTTGAGTACGGAACCACTAAAATGGAAGCGAGGCCTATTTTTAGCCCCCGTCCCTTTTTGAAAATGAGCGGTTTATTATTGACAAACTTGTGCAAGGAATTACGAAGGCCACATTGGAGTTCTATAAGTGAGCGCATATCAGTTACAGTTCGGCATCTATACAGCTCTTGATGATGACGCCACCTTGTCGGCCCTTATCGTTGGCATCTATGACAACCCGGCTCAGGCTGGCGACCCAGACGACGACACCCTATTCCCTTATGTCACCATCAGCGATGGCACATCACAGCCATGGGATACCGACTTAGACCGGGGCGATGAAGCAATCGCAGAGATCCACGTATGGAGCAGGGCGAGTAATTCGCTAGAAGCTAAGGAGATTCAGGATGCTATATACAGCATCCTGCATCGTGGTACAATCGTTATAAGCGGATCAGTTTTTATAGGATCTGATTATATAACTCAGACAGTGCAAAGAGACCCCGACGGCATTACTCGCCACGGTGTTCAAGAGTTCAGAATCATTTACGAGGAAGCATAACATGGCAAGCGAATACGGTCGGAA